AACTATTCTGATTACTACTAATTTACAATATAAGGAATCGGAAATTCAAGACTATATAGATCTTTATCAACCTACAGCTTTTGAAAAACTTTTGGAAGAAATATTTTGGAAATGCGATCCTTCTAAACCTAATGAAGCCAATAGACCGAATGTTGATTTTGTTTATAAAATGAATCCGTATTATTCTGATTTTGTTGGTGATGAAGAAGAAAATTATTCTAATCAGTATTATAAAGAATATACCGATTATATAATTGCTCATGGTTATGATATTTTACCAACTGATAATTTTGAAGATGTAATTCAGAGACCTTCTAAATCTGAAGAAGAAAAATATGAAGCTTGGCAAAAAGCTAAAATTTTCTTTGAAGTTTATAAAGGAAATCATGGATTTGTTACAGATGTAGATAGTGTTAAACAGATTGAAAATCCTGAAGAATCTACAGAATCTGAAAATGCTTTCTCAGATACTTTGGAATTGATGTATATCAACTGGTTAGCTAATTCTGGAAAAACAAAAACTCAAGGTTTCAAAGATCTTGACATAGATCCTATAGTTCTTAAATACTTCTCAGTATTTGAAAATGTAATTATTAATGATAGATTGGATATCGTTATAGATGCTAATCGTTATTATGATGGTATGATGCCTGACGTTATAAATCCTATTAGAGAAGTAAATGTAGTTGATGGAACTGTAAAACATATTTATCCTGGCTCAACAATCGATCTTAGAAGAAGTTTCTTCTATATGATCTTATTGGATACTTTTGATAATTCTGAAGATGATCTAATTATCGATTTCGCAACAGGAGAAGATAAATTAGTTAAAGCCATGTGTCAAAACAAGTTATCTAATATCTTGTATCCTATAGATTTCCCATTAGATCCTGATAAAAAAGGAATCAAATGGACTGGAACAGATGTAGATATCGTCAATTTTGGTTATGGATGGAATTCAGAAATATTAGAAGATGCTTGTGAAAAAGCTCTTATGATAAAAGCTAGAGAATATGTTGAAGATTGTTCTATTCTCAAATATTTGGGAATTAGATATATACTTAATAAAATATATCCATTGAAGTATGTATACAATATGGATTTCGATGCTGAAGATGGATACTATGCATCTATTGAAAATGCATTGATAAAATTCCTTTCATCAAAAGACGGATTAGATGATAATTTGGATAGTGAACAATATGATACTTATAAAGCTTTGGCTAAACGTAAAGCTAAGGAATTGATAAATATCATTTATCCTAATACATTTAAACTCTAAATGATGAAATTAAATATAACGTAAGGAGAATAAAATGGCTGAAGAAATTTCAGATACAAGTCCTAATAGACAGGCTTATACTCAGCTTGCTAAAGAAGGATATAAAGGACGTTTTGCAGCTAATATTGCTGATATTCGTTTATTTAAAGATAATCCATACATTAAAGATCTTGAACAGGCTGATCGCATTGAATTGAATAAATCATTGTTAACACCATATGATGGTGAACAGTTTTACGATGATGACAGATATGTTTATCTTTGTAAACTTGTTAAAGATGCTATCACTGGTGAAGAACGTTATGTTTATACATCTAAAGAAAAAGAAGTTAATGAGCGCTTAGCTTATTACGAATCTCAGGGTGTATTGAATCAGTTGATGTCTGCTTATAATAACGGACGCATTTATACAATGTATATCGATAGATCAAATCTTATGATGTATCCTAACACATCATTGACTTGGCCTAAAGAATATGCTTACTATACTGTAAAAGCTCAAAAGCTTAATGAAGACAATAAACCTATTTATGTAGCAGGTATGATTCAGGATAATAATCTTGTTGGTCAGAATATTGGTATGGTTACACAGCGCGATGATGCTGTTGGAACAGTATACACTCGTATGCTTCCTGCTAAGATTTTTGCTACAGAAGAAGTTGATCCTATCAGACAGACTGAAGTTATTAAAAATAATGAATTCTATCAGGTAGATTTCTTCAATAGTAATGGAACTTTACTTAGTACAAGATTATTCCAGGCTGTAGATTCTGCTGTAACTAATACAGAAGTTCCTTCACAGTCTATTTCAGATATCAATGTTACAGTTCTTCGTAACAATATTTCTCAATCTTCAGCTAATGGTATTTATCCTGTACAGGCTGGAGAAGATGTTTCGAATACACTTTCATTCGTGGTTAGAGTTGTATTTAATGATGGAACTAATAAACTCGTTTCTCTTAATTCACCTAATCTTGATATTGAAGGTCTTGATAACTGGAGCACTGAGAACAAAGCTCAGGGAGAAACTCATGACGTTGTAATTAGATATTACGCTAACGTTGATGAATTTAACAAACCTTATGGAACATTTGTTGAAAAGACAATTAAGTTCCAGATTGTTGCTAATACAACAGAAACTATTTATAGGATTCTTCCAGTTATGTGGCAGGAACAAGGAACTGGTGTAGATTCTGCTATTAAAAACAGAATTTACAGACTTAAAGTATTTACTCTTAATAAAAATGGTGAAATTGAAAATAAGACTAGAGCTTTCTTCAATACATTCAAGAAAGTAGATAGTGATGGTTTATCTGTTGAATTTACAGATTGTCCATATATTTTCGATACATATGACCAGTCAATGGTATTTACTTGTAAATCGGATTACACAGTTGGTAGTGATACTACATTTGGATTTACTCTTTATACAAATGGTTCTTCTAAAGAATTCCGCTTTGTTGTTAAGTTTGGTGCAGATGCTAGTTCATTCAATGGTGCTCTTATTGCTAATTATGGATCTAATAGCTCATATGGATATGAAGAAAATGGTGCACTTACAACTCTTAGAGAAACATATGATAGATCGTCTGTTGATTTAAGTAATATTGCTAAAATTAATAGACTGGATAATACACTTACTATCCAGATTACAAATCCTAGAGGACTTATTGGAAAAACTAAATTTGTTGACAGATATAAGCGTAAGATTTCTGCAGACGGAATTTATTTGCAGCCTAATAGACTTCAGGTATATTCTGTTAAAGATTCAACTTATACAAAACTTATTTCAGATTTCCCAATTAATTCTGGTGATACTGATACTGGAAGAATTGCACCTATTGGTGAACGTTCAGTTTCTATCCTTGTAAATGATCTTAAAGATTATGATTTCATTTTAACAAAATGGGTAAACGATACAAATGGTGTTTTAACAACAACAGATATCGATGCTTATGTAATTAATCATGAACAGACTAGTCTTTAATGGAGGAAACTAAATGGCTGATTTTGTTTATAATGAAACAATAATCAACCGTGCACCTTCTGAAAAAACTTGTTTCGATCCACAAACAGTTGTATTCGTATTTGATAAGGGTATCGCTCCGATAGCTATGTCGCTCGATACCCTTTTATCAAGAAAGAGACGTACTAGAACGGTAGATATTTTTAATTTTGAATATTCTGTAGATCCTGCTGAAAAAGAATCACAGATTCTTATTGGTGCTGATAAAGAAGTAATCAGCTCAATGGAAACATATTTAGATATGGTAAAATATCTGTCGTTTAAATACGGATTGAAACATGAATATTATAAGAATTTGCATGGTATCTGGATTAACATGGGAATGGTAAGACCTCAGATGGGTGTTACTAACCACGGAATCTTTACATCATTAGTCGGAAATATTGATCCTGATGATTATGTTTTAGGCAATACTACATATGAAAAAGTATGTGATAGCCTTTTATTTAATCAGGATAATCCAGTATGGAATAAGTTTAAAGTACAAGATATTTACGATATTCCTGAAACAGTTTATTACGATTCTGATAATATCGAACATTATATTAAACGTGGCGACGGTCAATACAATCTTGAATCTATTCCATGTAAAATATTTGAAGAATCTAACAGATGTGTAAAAAATAATGTACATGATAATTTTGGAAAATTCACATATCGTTTAGGTAATTATGAAACAAATGTATTCGCTACAGGAAACTATAGTGACAACAACCATCATATGTTTGATGATCTTGTTCTAACATTTGTTAATAGTGATAACACTCCATGTTCAGACTTAGACAATATGTTTATTGTTTGTAATGGACTTATCGTAGATTACAAACGTTCTGAATTTTCTGAAAATCAAATATTCATTCCGAATGTAATTAAATACGCTACATATCAACAAACTTCAATGAAAGAAGGAAAAAATCCCGATGCTTACCTATCTAAGACAATTAATGATGCTGGTATCTCTATTTGGAATTTTAATATTCCTTATGAATCTCGTGGATATTCTTATTTCTTCGATATTAAAATCTATAAATGGGAAAATGTTATCATTTCTCATCACATTGCTCCTCTATCTGTGGGAAATCTCCTTAAGAGCGAACCTGCAGAGCCATCAAAATCAGTTTGGCTCACAACTAGACTTAATTTTTCAAATGCCATAGATAAGAATAAAACTGTTTTGATTTGTAATAATCAGATAGTTTCTAAAACAGATTGGGATGTTGACCCATCAAAATCTAATTCTATTATTTTGAAAAATGTATCAATTGAATTTGATATTTTGTATGCTGAATTATATGCTAAACTGAAAAAATATTTGGAAATTATTATTGGTCATCGTGTAGAAACATTACCTACAGTATCAGAGTTTATTAAACCTGATAAGACTTATACTGATGAAGAATTTGCTGAATTGATGGAAGAATATCAGGAAGCAATAAAGAATTATTATGGTGCAGAAGAATTCAATTATCATTTCGTTTCATCAGCTATAAATGTTGTAAACGCTCAATTTAAAGATCGTATTTACAATATTATTCAATTCGATACTGCTACTCCAGTAAGTTACGATGTTGAAGTTATTGAAAATAGAAATGATATAGTATTCGATAAACCTGCTAAAGATTGTATGCGTAATAAACATTGGACTCCAGATGATATTTTGGTAGTTAATGGAAATATTCATACTTTCGAAAATGTATATGCTGATGTATTCAAACCAGTACGTCGTTGGTATTTAAACAATATCGATGGTGTATTTGAGAATGCTGACGGATACAAATTACAGGTTGTCAGACTTAATAAAAAATCAAGTAAATATATGAAGCTTAATTATCAAATGTTGATTAATGGTCAGATTGACGGTTATAGGTATTTCACATATAATTCTGCAAAGGATGAATATGTACCTTATAATTCTGCAGTTAAAGACTTTAAAGCTAATTATATTCAGATTGATACATCTTCTGAAACATTCGATCCGAAGATGACTTATTTTATAAAAATTGGAACAACTTATCAGAAAGTAGCTCCTAGTAGTTTAAATGGGTTTGATGACAGTGTACAATATTTCAGAAAAGAATTTGATCAAGATATTTATGTTTTGAAAAAATAAAATATTGTAGGTGGAGATATCTCCACCTACAGTTTTATTTATACACATATCTGAATTAATGGTAATATAAAATTTATATAATTGCTACTTTTGTCTAAAATACAATTTTCCGATTCAGTTAATGGTACATCACTAAAAACAGGTCTACCATCAACGATATATTTTAGCATATTTTTGTTTTTAATATCTCTAAATATATCGATATTTGTATTTGTAAGATATTGTAATCTTATTTGCTTTAATCTTCGTAAAGTTTCAATTCTGTCAACATTTATGGAATCATCGATTATACAACAAATCTTTTTCAATACAATTTTAACAAAATCGTATTTATTTGTTTCCTCTTCTTGACCTACGCCTTTTATATGTAAACGTTTTGTTACTCTATCGAATAAAATATATTCAGTTTTAGATATATAGAATAATGATGTATAACTAATTCCTTCTTTACATCTGAATGTAGCAATATTATCAAAAACAGTAGTTGATGCTATTTGATTAGCAATTAATAAACTATCTGGTGTACTACCTAAGAAATTTGTTTGTGAAATATTATTTACTTTTAAGAATTTGTTAAATAACTCAAGAATTTTAGCATCTATTTGCTTTCTTAATAAAGGATTTGCTTTTATTAAATTACCAATTCTTATAGTATATTCACTTTTTGGAAGTGAACTTAATGATGTAAAAGCTGGATCATTTGGATATAATAATGCTAAAACTGTCGGATGCGCTTTTCTAAGATCATATTCTGTTATGTTACTCCCTATAATCGTATTGGAAACGTTGTTATTTATAAGTCTAGTTAATTCCATAATTTTACCTTTAAATCTCTTTATTCTCCTAAAAGAGTATATAAATCATTAAAAATTAATTTATATTATAATATACTTACATTTATAAGGAGTTAAAAGATAATTATGAGCGCTTATAATTCTTTTTTAATTAAACATTTTTATGACAAAAATGACAATTCAAAAGCTGCGGTTTGTAAAGTAACTGGAATTATTCCTACAAAAGATAATAAAGGTTCACTTTATGTATTCAATAATGAAGCCCATGTGGCTTTAAATGATAGAGAAACAGTTAAAAATTTCTTTATCAACATTTTGAAAAACGGATACTGTAATGGACTTCCTCAGGAAATTGGTAGTGTAGATGATAGAACTATCACATCGTTTATGATCGATTTGCGAAATATTAATGAATATGTAAACTTTGCAAATGATGTGGTTATAGCATATAATGAAGCAAAGAATACAATTGAAGAAGAACCTATTCTTACTAAAAATTTCGAACTTGCAACTGCTGTCATTTCTATAATCAAACATGTAAAATCTGATTATGCTGAAAAACTTAACGATGCTCAGATTATTTATTTCGATGTTTACACATCTGGATATTGTGATGGATATCTTACAATGGTTTTGGAAGGTAAAAAATATCCATTTATCGATTTTGAAAAAATGACTGGTTTCAGTACATCTGAAGATCTTAAAGTTGCGGGAAGTGTAACTAATGGAATTAATGCCGGTTTTATTAAACCTGCACCATTTACACTTGGTCCTATCGTATTTAATCCAATTGGTAACGATAGTATAGATCTCGATTCTAATGGAATGATTATTAATTATATTGGTTTGCTCAGAAATGATCCTACTAATTTCAAAGAATTCCGCATTTATGCAACTCTTAAATTCTCTCCAAAAACACCTGATGGTAAATTTATTGGAAGATCTCTGGAAGCATATGATAAATTTGTTGAATTTATTAAGCTTACCAATGAACAGTCTAAAACTGGTGAAGAACTTTCTAAAACAGTTTATCTTCCATTCTTATTCGACAGTGCAAAAATTGAAATCCAGGGAACAAATCCTGATCATGTAAAAGCCGTAGATATTGCTACAATTCTATATAAAGCATTCATCAATCTTACAATTGAAAATTTTGAAGCTTTGGCTAACGATTCTGTTATCGACCCTTCAAATATTATTGTAGAATCTGATGATGTTTGTACTGCAAAATTTAAAACTGAAAATAGTGTATATCTTACACCAATTTTCGAAAACACATCTATAAAATAATTTTCATATTTGTACTGAGCTAATTTATATTGGCTCAGTATAATATTTAAGGTTTAAGAAATGAAAACTGAAGAAAAGTCATTAACTACAATTATTGAAACTACAAATAATTTGCAAGTTCAAGTAGATGATGATGTCATTAATAAAGATCCATTTGATCCTAAGTTCTATATAACAGATTCTAATAAGTCTGATATGATTAAGTATTTTGAAAAAGAAATACGAGATTCATTTGAATACAAATGGCTTATAGATATGTTTAAACGTGTACTTGATGTCAAATCATGTGTATTTTTCAAAGGTTATAGTCTTGAAAATGGAATGAAATTGGAGTTTCACCATCATCCATTTACACTTTATGATTATGCAGAAGCTGTTATCAATAAGCAAATGGATAAACATCAAGATAACTGGGTTTTAGAAAATGAAGTTGAAAAAGAAACAACACTGATTCATTATAAACTTATGGTTGGATTAGTACCACTAAACCCAACAGCTCACGCTCAAGTTCACGATCATGTTTTAGATATACCTCCAGAATTGATTATTGGAGATTATGATCGTTTTTATAAAGAATATGAAAAATTTATTCCTGAAACTACGAAAATTAAATTTAAAGAATATCTCGAGAATTATCCTAAAGGACACGAACTCGAATATCCTGAGAATTTTAAATATAAACCTACTACTATTATTGCAAACAATAAACATCTTATCACACAAGAAAAGTTGGATCAACTATTACTTGGTGATAGATTAAATAATATAAACAATGAGTTTATAACTAAATACTTAGAGGAGAATAAATAATTATGAAAGTATTTCTTAGAATTTTAACAGAAATTTGGCAACTTCCACAGCACATTATCGCATATGTAATAATGATTGTAAATCGTAAATCGATTAAACCAATGGTTAGTAAAGATGGTATTCTTTATTATTTAGTAGACCATTTATTCGATTGTGGAGTTTCTTTAGGAAATTATATTTTCTTAGATATTGATGCTATTTATGGATATATAACAGTTAGACATGAACATGGTCATCAGAAACAAAGTTTAATGCTTGGACCACTGTATTTAATATTTATCGGTTTACCATCGGTTGTAGGAAATATTGTGGATAGAATCAGATATAGATATTTTAAAAAATATTATGATCCTGAATTTTATTATAAACAGCCTTGGGAAGCTTGGGCTGATAAATTAGGTGGGGTTGTTAGAAAATCTCGCAAAGACGATATGAAATTGTAAAAGGACTTTAATCATGATTACAGAATGGGATCAATATAATAATCCTAGTAAAGGTAGATACAGAGATCCTGAAATAGCATTACAGAATTTAAAAAATTCTGGTAATTGTGGTAACAAATATGTACTTTCACCATTTGGTTTCATTGATGAAAAAGATGAATCTGGAAAGATTATCAAAAAGATAATCTTTCCTAAGGAATATGAAAAACGTTATTCTGAAACTGATGGTGAAAACTGGCAGGAGATCTGTTACAACGCTTTTCAATGTGCTGCTAATAGACATTTCTGGTTTTTATTAACACTTCAGCAAAAATATGATCTTTGTAAATTTCTTAAAAAACATAGAACTGAAAAAATGTATAAGATGGCTAAAGCTGGTTATACATTTGGAGATCTGTATTGTGATTTAGCAAGTTATCATTTTACTGAAGATAGCGATGAATTCATTTCATATATCTTAAATGATAATGTAGAAAAAATAAAACAGTATGCTTTTGCTAAATATGTTACATATGGAAATGATTATTTTGTATTAGCTAGTGTAGAAATGTGGCACGATTTTACATATGATAAAATTAAAGATAAATTAATTATTGTCGATGTAGATGATAAACCGATTTATATACATGATGGGCAGTACATAATCAATTTTCAAGATCCATATGGACAAAAAGGGAGATAAACATGACTATAACTTTAATCGATATTGTAATAATGTTCGGTGTCACAATTTTATTCAATTTCTTTTTTGGAAATATTATAAGTTCATTAAAAACTAAATTATTCCATAAGAAAGACAGCTCTCCAGTTATAAGTGTAACTCCTGAAGAAAAAGAATCTGATATGTCTTTAATTTATGAAGCATTGGATATTTTTATTCTGAAAGAGTTACATAATTTTTCAACAAAAGATTTTACTTTTAGTAACGATTCGTCTATAAAAGAACTTTACAAAAACAATTATCGTTCATTGATTAATTGTTTATTAAGTCCAAATCAATTTATTGAAATCGAATTAACTACTGGAAAAGAATATAGATCATTTTTTAGTATTTTTGTTAATAAGATTTATCTAAATTACGTAGCAGAAACTTCTAAAAATATTAAATCTTTATTATTTAAGTATTATTCTGGTTATACTAAAGAAGATTACTTCAATGAAGATAAAAAAGTAAAGCGTCCGGAACCATCATGTTTACCATTCATAATTAACTATGTGCGTAATTATCTATGGTGCAGATATGAGGAAAATGAAGATGCTGAACAAAAGCTTCTTGAAACGATTAGAGCTGGTCAGAATCCATTAGGAGCTGATACATATGAAAAAGCTTTAAAACGATATGATGAAGCCTGTTGTCGAAAACTTACTTTAAATATATATCATGCTAATGATATTGTGGAAGTTTCGACAAATAAACCTTCTACTAAGTTAGAAAGGATTAATAATGTCGTGCCTAAAACAATAAGCGACTTCGGTCTTAAGACTACTACAGAAAAATTAAATGAAAAGAAAGAGTAGGAGGTAATTTAGAATGAGTTTTCTTCTAAATACTGTAAACAAAGTGAATGATACTTTTGCAAAAGCAGGAAGTTTCAATTCTGAATTTGGTATGATGACAGGTATGACACCTATTGATATTCTGTCATGTAACTTTGAACGTTCTTTCCTACATGATGAAACTATTCTTAATGGTGGGTTATTTAACTTCCCATATACAGAATTAGGTTTGTCGGCATCAGGAAAGACAACATTGTGGTTGCAGTTGGTTGGTGCAGCTATTGATAACTGGTGTAAACTTTATGGACCAGTATCGGAAATGATTTTCTACAATGTAGAAGGTCACACTACAACTAAACGTATTCAAGATGTAACTGGCTGGGATGATTGGCAGCTTCAGGAAAGATGTCGTATTATTTCTAAACCGTGGTCAATCATTGAAATCTATAATGATCTTGCTGTATTGGCTAGAAATAAAATTGCACATAGAAAAGAATTGGAAATTAACACTGGTATAAGATCTATTACCGGTGATACAATTAAAGTACTTCCAACAACTTATGCTCTTATTGACTCTATCGCTGCAGTTCGCTCTAAAACAGATCTCGAATTTGATAAAGAAGGTAATGTAAAGAGTACAGATACAATTGCAGGTACATCTAATATGGATGCTATGCAGATTGCTAAAGATAACACAATGTTTATTAATGAAGTTAAGAAACTTTGTGAAGAAGCAAAAATCTGTCTCGTAATGGTTAACCACCTTGTAGAAATTCCAGTTCTTGATCGTTATAACCCACCAAAGCCACAGCTTCCTGGTATGAAATACAATCAGAAAGTTAAGGGTGGTACAGAATTACTTTATCAGTCATTCTGCGTTGGTCAGCTCTCAGTTAAAGAAAGATTGTTTAATGAAAAAACAAAAATCTTTGGAGATGCTGTTCATGGTATCATTGCATTTATGGATTGGCTTAAAAACAAGAATGGTCCAGAAGGTGTAAGATATCCAATGGTATTTGATTCTGCTACAGGATACAAACCAGAACTTACAGACTTTGAAATTCTCTATGAAGAAGGTCAATGGGGTATTTCTGGTAATCCTATGGGTATGTATCTTGATATTCTTCCAGAAATCAAGTTTACACGTAAAACTCTTATGGATTTGTGTCATAAAGATCCAATTCTTGCAAGGGCTCTTAGCTTTACAACTCGTTTGTATCTGATAAGTAAAGTATTACTTCATCAATTACCTCCAGATATTAAAGCTCTTGGAGAACTTGATTTTGAAACACGTATCTATTTGATCCTCCATTATTCTATGGATTATCCAGGATATGAAAATCATGGTTGGATCATTGATGGTGAATATTTTGAAATTCATGATATGGTAGCTAATGGTTTCGAAAGAGTTGAGAGATATACAAATACTCTTGGTGAAGATGAAATTATGATGCTTACTGAATTTGATGAACCATATATTGATAATAAAGTAGAAATACCAGTTTATTCAACTAACGAAATAAAAGTTGGTGAAACTGAATATCTCTGTGGTGATAATTGGTAATCAAACTATCAAATTATACAAAGGGAGTATTTTACTCCCTTTATTTTTTAAGGAGTTAATTTAATGAAACATTTGAAGGATTAGATTTTGATAAAAATCTTTACATTATTCATGATTGGAAGAATTGGAAAGATTTGGATCGTTTGAAATTTACAGTAGCTTTTGATGCTAAATGTAATAATCCTGTACCATATAATTTAAAATCACGGATTACAGATAAGTATCAGTTTAATAAATAATTAAAATGTATACTATATATTAATATAAAATTCTGATCATAATGGGAGAAAACATCGTATGAACGAAGTAAATGAAAAAACTGAACCAAAAGAAGTCGTTAAAGGAAACAGTAACGATTTCGTAAAGAAAGCTGAAGCTGTCGATAAGAAGCCAGTTGCTAAACGTGTTGTTAAAACATCTAACAAAAAACCTGCTGCTAAAACTGAAAATAAATCTGATTCAGATAAAAAAGAACTACCTAAAGTTAAGAAGCCACTGACTCGTGCACAGATTGCTGAAAAGAAATATGGTGTAGAATCTACATGGCGTCCATTTGAAATTTTCTTCAATAAGCAGAAAGAAGAAGCTGAAAAAAACAAAGAAGTATCCATAAATAATTAAAATATTATTTGTTAACTGGATGATTTCGGTCATCCAGTTTACTTTTTAATTATATATTTATACAATACTTAACAGGAAAATATTTATGGAGGATAAATAAGTGAATAGTGCTAATATTACAGAAGAGGAAATGAAGTATCTTATTGAGCAATATTCTGGAGAAAATATTAATAAAGTATTTTCAACCGGATTATTATCTCACCCATTTCATGCAGCGGGACCACGACAACATATGTTTAGTGTCCATTATACACAGCATTTGATGCTGGATAATCCAGAGAGTCCTAGAAACTTTACAGGTTGGGAAAAACAATTTGGTAAGTATCTTAACTCTTACATGAAGGCTGATAAAAATCTTGAAATTGTTGCAAAGATTAATCGACATTCATCATTTCAGGATATGTCGTATGTTCTCGTCGTACGTGAGCAGGGTACAAAGAATTACGATGTTATCAAAGTTTCACATTATGAGAAACTTTCAGATCAACATGGTTTTCTTAGACCATTTTCTTATAACGATGCTAAAGGACCAGGTTCATATATTACAAAAGACGATGTAGTTTATAAAGCTAATTCTCTTGATGAATTTGGAAATTATCGTTATGGAATCAATGCAAAAGTAGCTTTTATGTTAATTCCTGAAGTAAAAGAAGACTCAATTGTAGTTTCGGAATCTTTTGCTAAACGTGTTGTATTCCATACTGTAAACAAAACAGAATACGTTATTAATAAAAATGACGTTCTTCTCAATATTTATGGTAATAATCAGGAATATAAAGTTCTCCCTATGGTAGGAGAATATGTAAACTCTAAAGGTATATTATTTGCTACTCGCAAAATGGATAAGAAAAATATATCTGCAGATTTTACAGATATGGCTTTACAGACTCTTCATATTACTGATAATAAATTCGGTGCTTTTGGTCAGGTAGTCGATATTGATATCAAAGTAAATGATGTTGATGAACTTAATTCTGATCCACATAGAGAGCAGTTGCAGCAGATCTATAATGATCAGTTGCGTTATAATCAGGAAATTGTAAATGTGTTGCAGCCAATTGTAAATGATGAATCTAATCATATTACTGATCGTTTGGAGCAGTGTCTTTTCAATGCAAGAAATTATATAACTCCAAATATTAAGTATTCTTCAAATACAGGTAACTTTGAATTTGCACATATTACAATTTACACTGCCGAAGAACAGCGTCTTACATCTGCTATGAAACTTACTAACAGATGTGGTGGAAAAGCCGTAATCGGTAAAGTATGGCCTGATGAATTTATGCCTATCGACAAGAATGGTGTACGTGCTGAAGTTATTTGTTCTTCTGCAGGTCTTGTTGGACGAACAAATCCAGATCAGTTATTTGACCAGACTATAAGTTACATTTCTGATGAAATTCTTCGTAGAATGAAGAAACAGAAAACTATGGAAGATTCATATAAGTTGTACTTCGAATATCTCAAAGATATGAGTCCTGAATGGGGTCAGTTTTGGCAGAAATATTATAATAATATTCCTCATAGAGATAGAGAAGAACTTCTTAATAATCTTTATACATCTCCTTTAGGAATAATGATGTATAATCCACCAGCACACGATGCTATTGGATGGGAAATTCTTAAAAGAGTTGCAAGAAAGTATAAAATTAAAACTTCTAAAGTTAAGATGTGTAGAACTTATCATGTTTCTCCAGAATTAGCAGCAATGTACGATTCAACAGAAAATATTGATGCTGTAAAGGAAATCGCTGATAACTATATATTTCAAACAGTTGATAAAGTTATCAAAACTAAAGATGGTAAGAAAACTAAAACAACTGTAAAACATGTTACAGATGAAGTTGGAATTTTACACATTAACGATAATAAAAACGTTCTTAAACTTCCTAAAGATGTTTATAACGACAATAAATGGGTAGATGATTATGTTTGGACTGATGGTGAAATTGCTGAATCAGATATCGGTGACGAATCATTCGAACCTGATGATTTGGTAAGCTACATCAATAATATCCAGGCATATGAATCTGAATGGAATTCAGAAGAATTCAAAGAAAATCAGCTTGATAAACATAATTCTTTCGACACTACTAAAGCTCGTGTATTTAAGAAAGATGATCATACATTGGTTCGTGAATTTACATCTCAGCACGAAATCATTATTGCTGATGTTTACATGATGGTTCTTAAACAGATGCCTGATGCTGCTTTCTCTGCACGTTCATTAGGTTCTGTTACTCCACTTGGACTTCCTAACAAATCTGTTAAGAAATCTGAAGTTGGTAGACCATTTGGTGATACTTGTAACCAGATGTCCGATATGGATAATAATGACCTTAAAAATCTTGTTGATCCTGAAAAGGTTAACAGATTCTATGCTGTACAGTCTACAAATTCACAATTAAGATCTGATATGGCTAGATCATTGATGTTTGAAGATCCTACAAGACTTCATGATCTTCCTTTAGCTGATGATGAAGTAACTGATAATATACCTGCAAAGATGTTGAATCAGTACTTATCAGCAATTAGCTTGGAAATCGGTGATACTGATGAACCTGATCCATACGAATTCTTAGATGATGTTAAATACACATCATTACCAGATCTTATGAAGAAAGCTGGTGTTACAGTAGATAATAATCCATTTGTTAATCATCAGAAAATTCCTTCATAAAATGATTAAAAAAGGATGAGCTTAAAAACTTATCCTTTTTTGGTTAATATATTATATTACTAGAATACTAAAAATATTTTTATCATATAGGAGGAAAAATATGATAAATCACGCTTTTTATAAAAAAGCATCTCCAGTTGTTAAAGAAGCAACAGGAATTTATTTCAAAGGATTGGAACCGTCATCTAAAATGGTTATCGATCGTTTTGAAGCACCTATTCAGACAATCAGACGTATTGTAGGTGACAATTTTTACGATCTTACAAATTCAAAAGAAGATCTGATCAACCTTTCAATTTCAGACACTGCTTCATTCAATATCGAAAGTATTAAGAATGATATTGCTTCAAACAATTTCAATCTGATGAACGACATTGCTTTATTCGTGGTTTCTATCTATGATAGATTTGCCAGAATGTATGGTAATAACGTTATTGGAAAAGATTTTGAAGAAGTTAAATTCAAGGCAGCTATTACAAGTCCTACAAAAGGTTTGATTTGTAAAGAATTGTCTATCAAAGATTTCGCTCCATTGTCTACATTCGATGATTCTGGAAATATTACAGGATTCATTGGTAGCCGCGAAATTATTGAACTTCAGTCAGAACTTAATGCTGCTGATCAGGCTGCTAAGAAACTTCAGAGCACTGGAGGTGCAGCTACTAATGCTGCAGTTGAAACTATTACTAAGAAAATTGAGGATCTTAATGATAAACTGATTTCTAAGTATATGGGTATCATTGAAACATTCTTTAATCTTATTAAGGAATGGGGCGAAGTTGAAAGAACTATTGATATCTTCGATGCTACTTTCATCTTCAATCTTATCATCGTTGATGACAGTTCAAAAGAAGGAGAAAGAGAGTCAATTGTTGAAATGGATATCTGTTCACTTCATGATATTGCTCATAAACATCTTGCTGCATTGAAATCAAAATTTGATTAATCAAAACTAAAAAAGGAGGGGAATAAATGGTTGATGGTGATTTCTTCTTAATATCGTTATTAGTCGTTTATTGTGCCACATCTGTATTTATGTTTATCGAAAGGTTGATATATTTTATCAGATGTACCCATGATTCTAATTTTAGGAAAAAACAACCTGCTTTGTGGAGACAAGCAACTATACAAGATATGATTTTAACAATCACATTTACATGGTTGCCAGTAATTGTCATCAAAGCGATTGTTGATAGCCTGTCTTAAATGTTACTTGATTAATTGAACTAAATTTAGAGAGGGATTTGATCCCTCTTTTTTTTCTTTAAAGCTCGACATTTAAATATAAATTTTTGAGGTAGATTTATGGCTAAATTAACTAATGTGACACCAGATTTACCAGCTACAACTAATAAAATGGTTAATATCATTTCTAAAGAAACATCAAATGGAACTGTACAAGTTTGTATGGAAGATGCTCAATATTATTATCTTCCATTTGACAAATCACCATTGGATTTATCAGATTCTAAAATTCGTGAAAAATTTATAAAATCTGTTGAAAATAGAGTTAGAAGATCTAAACTTTATAAAGCTTATGTAGCATATCTTAAAGTAGATTGTAAGTTAGATCGATGTTCTGTTTTTGGAAATATTAAATCTGAAAAAGGTGATAAAACTAAAATAGAAATGCATCACGGACCAATTTTCACATTGTATGATTATGTTTCTATTGTACTTGAAAAACATTTGCGAGAGAACGCTAATGATATAAACACATTTGATATTGCAGCTGAAGTATTAGATTTACATAGACGAAAACTGGTACAAACTGTAATGTTATCGGAGACCGCTCATAAATCTATGGATAATCCTAAGATAGCGCCATTCTTATCACTCGATATGACTTTTGGTGATTTAGTAGGATTTATTAAAGAATATGGGCAATATCTTTCTCCAAAAAATAGAGCTGATCTTAAGAATTACTTTATTCATTATCAGGCTAATTTGGAAAATAATAAATTGAATGTATTTAAACCTGTATTCACTCAATACAATATTAAATACGTAACTTCTAAAGCGGAGATACCGAATATATGAGTTTTGAGAACGTCTATCGCTCCGAAACTGGAGCCGCGGAAATTGAAAAGATAGCAGACTTTATTGGAAGTTTAGTTATCAAAAACAAATACGAAGCTAATAGAAAAGAAACTTCGGAATCTATAGCAAACTACTATGCATATTATGGTGCATATACTAAAACTGATCATTTTAGCGATTATGATAAAGATGATCGTAGGAAATATAAAGAGTATGTACATGTTTATTTATCTTCGGATAAATCTAAACCATATATATATAATGAATTGGTTTTAGATATGTTGACTGAATCTTCTTTTAAAGATTTGGAAGATAATAAAGACAAAGAACTTTATAAAGATTATTTAACAGCTTTACGAATATCTAGAATTTATCTATATGAAGAAAAAAATGAATATTATAGACAATTCATGGGAGTTCCAAATTCAAATGCTGAAATCGTTTATTTAATAAATATTGATAAAGGTGAAATGGGTTATAGTTTAATTGAAGATTATTCTTCACCTCCAGATCCGTATACTCAATATTATTATTACGATAAAGAAGATAAATTATTTTATCCTCTTAATTTCTATTTAACAACAGGTTCATGGGCTCCAGCTTTAGCAATTCATGATAAACTTTATACAATTAATCTGGTTAAAGCTCACGATATTAATAGTGAAGATTATCCGTTAACATATTCGTATTATATACTTCAAGATCACATTGATGAAGTAATTGAAAAATATCCTAATTACAATTATTTAAAATTTATTGGCGAATCTTATACACCATTTAAATTAAGAATGATGGGAAATTATGATATTATCAAATATAAAAAGAATGTTTTATCTGATACAGAATTGACTTATTTTTTCAAAGCATATAATAAAGCTAAAACACAAGTTTTACTTGATTATATAGATGGATTCGATAGTAAACAACCATTGTATAATATTCTTATGATTGAAAATCTTTTGTATTATACGATTATCAATTATTCGAATTCATATATTGAAAAATATTCTTTAGGTATTTATACCGAAAAGAATCTTAACGATATTCTTAATTCACACGGATATTCTTCTTTAACTAAAATCAGTGATGTTAAATTGAAAGAACGAGTTGTTAAAAACTTAAACGACTTAATCGCTAATAAAGGAAATAACTACGTTCTTAATCTTATTCTTGAAAAAATTCTTGAAGATCCTAATGTGCAATTAAAACGTTATTATCTTGAAAAGAAATATAGAACTGACGACGATGCTTCTATCAGTATTGATACATCTAGAGGATTGGAAAATTCTATAGATTTAGTATTTAGAGAAGTTTCTGCCACAGATGTTAATACTAAAACATCTGAAGATATCATTCATGATTATGATATTTTTGTTAATGAAGACAAATTATGGGGTGGTTGGTCTACAGATGACACTAATGAGTTAAAATCTAGTAAAAAGGAAGTTCTGAAAAAAGAATTACTTGCATTAAACTTCAACTCAATCTTAACACGTTATATTACATTAACAAGAACTGTAGATATTTTGGAATCACAGCGTCAAATTAGAGATTTACTTTATTTGATGTTGAAATTCTTTGATCAGAATGACTCTCCAGAATTTTTCGAAATTAAAACATTCTTTAAAGCTGATATAGCTGTTCCACCAGCTGCATTGTTCGGTGCAATATGTTGGTTACAACAGATGAAGAATTATTCAAATCCTGATGTAATTATTAAGGATAACTGTGTTATAAATTCTACAGCAGTTTTTAGACAACTTGGAAAATTTGCTCTAGAAAAAACTTCATTTGAAAATAAAGTTATTGTAGATGGTAGAGTCGTAACACAATATGATATTTCTCCAGAAATTGCAACTTGGAAAGTTGTAGATTTTATTAAAGAAAATGAAGAGGATTTTAAAGATTTCTTCGTTGGTGTTGATGGTGAAAGAATTGAAACTGTAAGACTTAAAGATATTGTAACATTGGATAAAATTCCAGCTGATGGACATAAGCATCTTGATATTGATGATGAAGATCTTTCAGATTACATGACTGTATACAGATTCTATTCCAATGGACGACAGCTTGGTGAATTTACAAGCAATACTACATTTGAAGAATTGGTAGATGATTATAAAAATCAATATCCTAATCTTCTAAAACGTATTACTTGGAAATTAAGAAATTCTTACGATTTTAGAGAATTCCAAGCTTGGACTTATATTCTTAATCAATCTAGAACTAATAATAGTATCTATTTCATTTTTAGAGATTGTACTACATTTACTGAATATTTAACTAGTTTGGAAGCTGATAAACTTAAAGTTTATATACTTGACAAATTAGGAAAAAATCCTACTAATGTAGAAATAACAAGACTACAAAATGAAATTATCGATGTGTTTAAACAATGGGTAAATGATTCATTTTCAAAATTAGTATATGAAGCTGAAAATTCAGATACATCCGGTTCATCTTCAGATTATATCAATGATATGATTATTTTGTTTAATGAATTCTTATCAGTATTCTCAGAACTTTATTCCATCGATTATCGTTATACGTTTGGTGATAAATCTTATGAAGGTTTGGATATTCAATTATTCTATAACCCGATTAATGTTTGGCAAACGTATAAACCAATTGATAAAATTGGATTACGTGAGTATATTAAATCTTCTTTGAATGTAGATTTAGGTAGCGATGAATTTGAATTATTATACACATACTATCTAAATGCTTACAACGTTCTTTATGATAATATAAATAATGATATGAAGATTGAAAATTCAACAATTCAATATATAGATGATCAATTTAAATACGATCCGATATTAACGCAATGTGCTTGTAAAATATTAGATTTATTAGAATTGAAACATCAATTATCTATAAATATTAAATCGACTATTACAGATTCGATAAATTTATCGGATGGTAAATTGACGATTGAAACTTCTACAGGAGAAACTAAAAATTATGCGTAAACTTGTTAAAATATCTGATGGTTTGATTACTCCAGATGATTTAAATATTAAACAGAATCAAACAGGTTTTGATACATGTGTTGTTATTACTGCTAAAAACTGTAAAAGTGAAGGATCACAGGAAATTAAAGTTTGTAAAAACAAAACTGTTCTTTTAGGACGTACAAAGTTACTTGAAGACAATTTCCCTATTAAACCGGATATGTCACAACATTTGTTTATTAATAGCAATGTTCTTGGCGAATATGATCCTGCTACTGGAGATTCAGTTCCAACAGTTGTAGCTCATAATGATAGATTGCCTTCTGATCTTTTCAGAAGAAGAAAAGTAGAATATTGGTGTGCTGGTGATGGTGCTATTAATGGTACAGTTTATAATACTTCATGGCCTCCTCATTCTACAGACAATAAACTTTATAATATGATTCCTTTCCGCTTTATCCCGGTAAATGATACACTTCCTAATGATATTAGAAGTCAGTATAAGATGGAAATTATTTATCCATCAAATTCAAGATTTGCTGGTTGGAAAGGATATTATTTCAAGAAAATCAACTTCAATGATACCGACGGTATCCAAATGATGGTTGATGGAAAACCTTATACTCCGATGTGGGCCGATACAGCTAAAGATCCAAATGCTGAAACTGTTGGTGGTTATGTTAACTCATTCAAAGGTGACAAAGTTCAAACTAACTACATCGATATGGGTATGAAGATTAGTGCTGAAGAATTTAAAGAATGGTTTACCTTTATTGATAAATCACTTGAGAATGCAAGTATTTCTGAAATCGGTCTTATTACCGGTTTGGATGCTTACAAAGATAGTAATGACGTTCTTACTCCAGTTGCTGATTTGTCAGAATCAACAGCTAACTTGAATAATATTAAATTGAATTCAGAAATCTATGATGCAGAGTTGTTTGCTCACTTAACATTCGATCCTTATTCGGTTGCTCGCGATAACTCAACTATAGATTTCCAATATAGAATCTATTCATAAACTAACGCTTTTTGCGCTGCTTTTGCATATATGTCTCTTAAGTCCGTTTCTTTGCGTAACGTACTTTTTTGTCATGTTAAACTCCTACTTTTGCCTTGAATAAGTCGTACTTATTTATTGATACAGAGGGTCGAACCCTCTGTATCTTTATTTTGCAAATGAAATCTTTTTTTTTATATATTATTATAATGAATAGGATACTAAAGAAGAAAATCCTATAAAATTTTTAATAGCCATAGGGGGTAAGACAAATGGCAAAAGTAAGTTATGTTCTTTCAAAGAATTCAAGTGGAAATGGAAAATCAAATTTCCATTTTGATGGTAATGTTGGATCTGGAAAATGGTTCAGTAAACTCTTCAATGGTAATACCGGCAAACACGAAACTGCCGCAGAGCCAAACGATATCACCGATCTCCTTTCTAAGCTTGTAGTAGATGGAGAATATTCCATCTCTAGAAACTCAGAAACTCGCATCGAATTCGAAGGTTCTACCGAAGAAATTAAGGAATTCGCAACCTGGTCAATTAACCAGGTCAAAGCTGAAGCCGGATCCCTCAAATCAGTTGCAGAATTCTTGAAAGAATATTGCAAATCGATTGTAAACATGTTCAAGGATATCTTCGGATTCACTGAACATGTAGACCAGGTTCAGTCAGAACGCGATGCGTTCGAAGCTGAAAACAAAAGACTCTTGAAGGAGATGGAAACACTCCGTGAGAGTTTGAAAAAGTCAGCTAAAAAAGGAACAACTACTGATACTACAAATCAGTAATTCCTGATTAACAGCTGAAAAAAAGGTGGGCCTAAATGACCCATCTTTTTTTTTAAAAATCAGTTACATTAATAACGATAGTTGATGCGCTTTTAAGATATTTGAATTTAGTTTCTTGCGGAGCATTTGGATATTTTTCCTTATCTACTTTACCAAAGAAATCTTTTTTAGTTCTAGAGAAATATTCGTATTCTACTGTTTCTGGATTCATATACCTATAAATAATGATCGGTTCTTTTGTAGAAACATCGATACCTTCTGAAACTAATTGAACAGTGGTTCCTTTATAATGTTTGTAAAAACCACCAGGAATAATTTGATTTTCCATTTATTAACTCCTTATCTTAAATATATTAGATAGTCGTCAATGATTTAATTTTTCATTACAGTCGACATTTGAATATAATTATTTGATAAAGAGGTTGTCTTATGAATGCTGTAGATAACTATGGTGTATATAGAAAACTTGAATGGGATAAAATAAAAGACGATATTTTAAAACTTGCAGATCCTAAAAATGTTACTCGTTCTTTTTTAACTGAATTATTTTCTCGCGGAGCACAAACTCAAGATGAAGATGGTAATATTACCATGAGCCCCGCAAAATATAATGTAACTGATTATTTTGATTTGCCAGCAAACATTCTTTCAAATCAAACTAAAGCTGTTAAAGATACAACTATTGGAATTTTTATTTTCAATGCATTTATTATAGCAAATGCTTTTGGTAATAAGTTCGAATATATGAACGTGACAATGGGTAAAGATAATTTTGGTAAACTTAATTCTAAATTAGGTATGCTTCTTATGGAAGGTAAAATATCAGTTGATGAGTTTGCGGTTTATCAAAATACTGTGTGTTGGATGGGATATAATACTGAAATTTTTACACCTGGTGTATCAGCAGCATTAATTATTCCTAATCCAGAAGTTAAGAAATTAAAAGAACAGTTACTTAAAGAACATCCGGAATTTCTTAAAAATGAAGTTATTGATAATAACGTTATTGCTAATTATAAGAAACTTATTGAAGATCCTTTAGTAAATAAAGCTAAAGAAGAATTAGGAAAAGATCCTTCATTTCGTCTTTATGAAGTTAAGAAACCTAATTTTGGTAATAACTATAAAAACTCTGTTATTGAAAATGGTCCTATGATGGATTTAACAACTGGTAAATTCCGTATCAATAATAATGCTTTTAATGATGGAATTACTCCTGAAAACTTTGACCTTATTGCAAATAAAGCTTTGTACGCTTCATATTCTCGCGGCGTTAATACTGCTAAAGGTGGTACATTTGCTAAATATACAAATGGTATGATGCAAACTGTAACACTAGATGTTAAAGGATCAGATTGTGGTTCACACGGTTATTTAACATATGAAGTTGAAAAAGGAAACTGGCAGAGTATTCTGTTTAGATATGCATTGATTAATGGTAAAGAAGTTAGATTAACATCTGATATATTACAACAGTTAATTGGTAAAACAATTAAAATTCGTACACCTTTATATTGTAAAGGAAAGAAATCTGTATGTAATAAATGTGCTGGAGATTCATTCTACATTATGAATATTAAGAATATTGGATTAACATCTAGTATTCCAATGAATGCTTCTCTTAATAAATCTATGAAAAAGATGCATGATTTAACTATCAAAACATATCCTGCAAATATGAAGAAATTTATTCAATTTGATTCATAAAATGTAAAAGAGAGGGTTAAAAAATCCTCTCTTTTTTTATATTGATAAATACATACATATATACTTTAAAAGGGAGAAATTTATGAATATGTTTCTTAAAATATACATCATAATAATGACTATAATTGGTACAATCACTACATTATGGTTACTTTTAGGCTTAATATATATGGTCTTCGTAAATATTAAAGTTAATAAAGAAACTAAAAAACAATTAACAGAATTTAAAGAAGCTATTGCTAAATCTGGTATGGGTAAAGATCTTAACAGACCTTTAACAGAAGATGAAAAAGAACTTCTTGAAAAAACTGGTAAATTAGAATTTACCGAAACTTTAGATATGGAAACACTTAATGTGAAAAAAGAGGTTAAAAACTAATGTCTGGTTCTTTAGATGACGCTTTTAATAAATATAATGAATTTAATAACATTTGTAAAAATTCTCCTAAAAATCATAATGGTTTTACGGATTTTTTAAAAGTCACAACTTCAAATGGTGATTCGGATGTCTATGACGGTAAAGGGAATAGATTATCTTTTAAAAATAAAGAAGAAATGTATAATGAAATATGTATGCGAACATAAAATCAATTATATATTTTTACAATAATTAAGACTTGAGAAAAGGTAGGTAAGTAAGATGGCTAAACGTAAAATTCCAAAGAACGTTTTAGGTTTCAACATTCCTGAAGATTTTGAAGAAAAATATGATAAACAAGAAATGTATAAAACCATTATACAAAATAAGAAAATATATGCGATTACAACTTTTGCACGTGCTGTACCATTTGAAAAAGATGGTTTGATTGATATTTATCGTAGAAGTCTTTGGGATATGATTTTCAACGATAATAGACATAATAAACCATATTGTAAATCAGCAGAAATTGTTGGTGGTATTCTTGGTAAATGGCATCCTCATGGAGATGCTTCAGCTTATCAGGCAATGGTTACATTGGCAAAAGATTTTACAAATAATTATCCATTGATAGATGGTGCTGGTAACTGGTCTAAAGTAACTGGTGACCCTGCAGCTGCTGCGCGTTATACAGAATGTCGTCTTAGTAAATTCTTTGATGATGTTTGTGAGGATATTCGTCCAGAATGTGTAGACTTTCAACCAAACTACAATGCTAAATATCAGGAACCTTGTTATATCCCATTCAAGATTCCTATGTTACTTGTAAACGGTTCATATGGAATTGCTGATTCTTATATGACTTCTGTAATGCCTCATAACTTAAATGATGTTGTAGAAGTATGTAAGAAATATATCAGAGATAAATCTATTGATTTGATTGAACTCTGTGAAGGTTTTTATCCAGATTGTCCTAATTATGGAATTATTACAAATGCTGAAGAAATCGAAGCTTGTTATAAATTAGGTCTCCCAGCAAATGTGAAGATGAAAGCAACTCTTGAAATCAATAGGGAAGAAAATACAATTGTAATTAAAGATCTTCCTTATGGAATGACAGAATTGGATGTTTTGAATGCTTTAAAAACTCAAAACGAAAAGAAACATGCTGTTCTTAGTAAAGTTATTAAACTTATCGAAATGAAAACAGAAAGAGAAGGTGAACTTCATATTGAGTATGATGTTGAATTCGATAAGAGTGCTAACATTCTTGAAGTTGCTAGAGATCTTGAAAAATATTGTCTTTGTAAAACCGTTCCATGTTCAATGATTGAATTCGATGGTTCATTTGTTCATAATGTTTCTATTAAGAAAATCATTGAAAAATGGTATGAAACATTGTATACAACAAAGACACGAAAAATTCAGTATCAGTATAACAATATTGCTACTAGAAAACATATTATCGAAGGTATGATTAAGATTTATGATCATATTGACGAATATATTAATTTCGTAAAAACATCTTCTGGTCAGGAAGATTGTATCAGATATCTTACAAATAAACACGGACTTACTGATATTCAGTCTAAAGCTATTACAGAAATGCAGAGTTATAAGTTTAGTAAACTTTCTAAACAAACACTTATCGATCAGGTAGCAGAGCTTCAGACAAAGCTTGATGAACTTGATGGGAAACTTCTTGTAATAGATGATGAAATTATTACTGATCTTGATAAAATTAAAGCAACTTATGGACGTCCTAGAAGAACTATGGTTCAGGACAATGATGAAATGGATGATATGAAATCATCAACAATTCCAATGTCTAATGGTGCTGTAATTTGGACAAAAAATCAGTATTCAATATTCGATTTGAACGGTTTACTTAATAGTAAAAATCTGATTAATGGATTACGTTCTGTTAAAGTTGATGGTAAAGCTGTGAAAGAAATTATAGGTTTGAATAATGTTAATTCAGATCTTAATTCAATCATTGTGTTTACAAATGATGGAGCAGCTAAACGTATTGATGTTTCTGAAATTGTTGGTACTAATAGTTGGATTACAATTTCTGATGAACCTATTATCAAATCAGTTATTCCTGTATCATCTGAAGATGAAAAGATTATTATCGTGTCTGATGATTCTAAGATTCGTATAACCACAGTAGATCAGTTTGGTAAACAATCTGTAAAGGTTGGAGGAGTTGCCCTCGCTCAGAAATTAAATCCAAATTGTGATTATGTAATCTTCATGAATTCTAAAGGTGCTTATCACCTTATTAAGATTTCAGATATACCTGAACTTGGAAGATCTGCAAGTGGGGTAATGATTGATTTCAATGATGATGTAAAGAATGTTGAAATGGTTCAGATTGAAAGAGATTCTGATGAAATGCTTATTTGTAGTGTAGTAGATACATCTGATGGATCTACATATGTTATGAAAGGTGAACAGAGTCTTCTTGAAGATACTAACCGTGTTAATAAACCTAAGAAGTTATTCGAATTGGATAATAGTTTTAAAGTTACAAATGTGAATAAAATTGATATATCTGATAAGAATATGAAAAATCTTCTTATTGGTAAAAATAACACAACTACTTTAGCTAATCTTACAGTTCGTCTGTCTGATATGGGTAAGGTTCCTAAGAAAGTATCAACTGATACAGTTGGTATTGTTAGTTACAATCTATAAACGATTAAAAGATGGGAATAATACTTCCCATCTTTTATTTATATATTTTCATAAAAATATAGAGGAGGTTTAGTTATATATGAAATTACCATTTTGTGAAAGTGCTCCGAGGTTTGGCTCTTCAGTAAAAGATGTAGGTGGTTTTAAATCGTATAACAGATTTATAGTGTTGTCGTCCGTGACTTCAACAACTATTCCAAACATTCTTGAAATTTTATTTAGTTTAGCACCATTTGGTACAGGTTCTTTTGCACCAAATGCTAAAAAGACAAGAGTATTAGTTATTAATACATCAGAGGTTTATGGTTCTATTCATGGTATAGTCGATACTAGAAATAGAAATGTTTTTATTCATCATGGTATGGCTGATTGTGATATCGAACAAATTGATGGTGATACACCTATAACATTTACAGATATTGATTGGAATGTTATTGTTGATAAACCTGATGAAATAATGAGTGGTCCTTCTTATAAAGGATTAACAACAGTTCAGCTTTCATACGATATGACTTCACGAGGATATGAAATTACTCGTGAAAGCTCAAGAGATCGTGATATTTTGATTCCTTCACCAGAATACTATGATGAAAAAGACATGATTATGCTTGGAGGAATTGAAGAATCATATGGTCGGCATTTGTTTGATTTGAATGAAGATCAGTATAATATGAGTACTGAACAGTATGTGAATTCTTTACATAAAACAACATTGAATCAATTGATGGATGATCACACTAAAGTATACAAATTGAATATTTGTATAGAAAATCTTTCATCTAAAATAATCACAGATGTTAGTTATAATGAGCAACTAAACAATACAATTACTGAAGTTTGCAGTGAACTTAAATATGGTTTGGAACATAGTGGATATTCACGTGCTGAAATTATTCTCAGTGGAAAACAAGGTTATAATATAACTTTTGAAAAATTAAGATCATATCTTAATTTGTCACCTATTGAAGTCCGTACAAACTTTATGTTACTTTGTGGAGAAGTCGATAGAGTCAATGAAGCTTATATGTGTGATCAAAACGATTATGCATTATTGATTACAATGGACCACGCGAATGTTAAAGTTTGTATTGTTGATTTAGATCCAAATTTCAATTCATTCGCAGTTAACAAAACAGATTCGAACGTTAAAGGTCTTTCTGATCAGTTAAAATTTGACAATCCTGCATTATGTGAATATCATGCTGCTATGGAAAGAGATCATTCTACTTTTTAAATGATTTATATATTAAGAATTTAAAGAGGAGTAAAATATGAAATTAAATACTTGGAACAAACCAACGCAATTTCTAAATGATGTCGGGTTTGAATTGGAGCAGAGCAGTATCTTGGAAGCACATCGATACATTTATCTATTCTTTGCTCCAGAAGACATATTGAATCATCAAAACAATACAAACATTCCACATAATCAAATTTATGGAAAAGCTATTCAGATAAATTTGGCTATAGCAGGATCTGATGAAGAAATTGGTGTAGTTCCATGGATGAGGTGTACAAATGGAACTACAATGTATGCTTGTATGTATACATATGATGTAATCTTTGATACTGATATATCTAACTTTGTAAGTGCGAAATTTACATTATTAAATGGCATGGCTGTATCATCTACAAATGATTATTCATTACACAAAACGATGTCTAATGGTTCAGCATTATATTCTAAAGATTTGCGTGATAAACCAGATATGAAAAGTTTATTAGCAGCTAAAACTTTGGAATATGCACCATCAGTTCCACCTCCACAGTATTATACACCAACACATCAAAACCTTTCAGAAAATGAAGTATATTGTATAACATCATTGGAAACAGCAATTCAATTTGAAGGGCAGGAACTTCTTGATGATTATACAAGAATTTCAGTAATGAATGTTTTGGATATCGATACTATGGAAAATAAAATGCGTGATAAATTGTATCAGATTAGAGCTGCTAGAAACAATCCATTATCAGGTGTAACTACTTATGATAGCACAGCTTTATCAGATCAGTTATTATTCCAGGAATTCGAATCGATGCAAAATGGCTATACTTATATTTATGATACTAACATGGGTGTAAATATAGTTAAAACTGGAAAAGCATTTATTCCATTTGGTAAATGGCAATTTCAAGAAAAAATGGTTAATGATCTTGAAACTACATTGGATAGGATTAAATTCCATTGTAAACAGATTGAACGTGAACATGGTCCTATAAGATTAATGTTCACACCATTGTATTTTGGAGATAAATTGGATGCGGTATTTAAGGATTATAATCCTGATAATCAACCAATTTTAAAGAATAATGTAAATATTGATAATGAATCGAAAATTAAGAATGAAATATCTACTGAAATTTTCGATGCACAACAATTTCAAGAAGAGGAGTAAACTATGCCACCAGAAGAAGTACTTAAAAAAGAATTGTCTTATGAAGAAACCATAAGAAAAGATGAACGTCAAAAAGTGTATGAGGAGATTATTAAATTTTGTGAGGAACGAAAATCAAAATTTATGAATCTCTCCATACCTATTAGAGACATGCCGATTTCTGAATTGAATAAAGTTATTGCATATTGTTGTACTAATGAAACTGATGAAATTGAATGCTAAGTTATAGGGGGATAAAATGGCTTACAGAACTAAATATCATAATCTTATTTGGAATAATTATCTTAATAAAGTATTTGACTTTATCGGATTAACAACAGAAAGTTCAAGCGGATGTTCAAGAATTAAATGGGTCGGTTGCGATTATACAAAAAATAACAAACCAGTCCCAGCTTACTTTATCACTACAAAGTATGATAAAGAAAATAAAGTTGATGTTCAGAAAATCAATGTTCTTATTAAATCACAGGATGAATTCTTTAACTATAAAGCTAATAAAGATCATTATGAGTATTTCAACCCGATTATTAAAAATAAACAGATGTTGAAATTACTTCTCATGATGACACCAATTATCTATGAAAGATATTGTATTACTGATTCTGATGATGATTTGAAAGAACTTGTAGATATGATTGTTTCTGATGAGCGAACTGTAACTCAGGAAGAAATTGTAAATCATGTTAATGTAAAACAATATCCTTCTGTTCCAGGAGATGATGGTGAATTGGTATATTCATTTGGAATGGATATAACTCGTGATAATGGTGAAACATGTCATTTCACAGCATCTAGTAAAAACAAAAGTGTTGCAATTCTTCTTCTCATGATCAAAACTATTGAACTTATCGATGGTGAAGGTCCAGATCTCGATGAAAGTTATTTCGATCCAATTGAAACTGAAATCGAAGAACTTTTTGATGAATATGCTAAAGAAAGAGAACGTAATTATAAAGATCTCAAGAATGTTGTAATTGAGAAAGAAGTTACAGATTTCTCTCAGGATCTTTCTGAAGATGATATCGCATTTGTTAATGATACAGATGATCTCATATCTCCAAATATGTCAGCTGAAACTGAAGCTAAACTTGTTGAAGAAAACACTGATAAAACTGGAACTATTAGTCTTTCTAATGTTTATCAGAATGTTATTCCAATTATGCCAAAAGATTCAGATGATGAACCTGAAATGGATTTCGCATTCATCTAATGAATAAGAAGAGGTAGGAGATTAATTTCTCCTACTTCTTTTTTTAACAATTTAATATATTATTAGTTTGATTAATAACTGAAACTGGAGATTATTAGTATTATGAATACTTTATTTTTGCAAACTTCAACACCTAATCCTATTAGTTCAGAAGCTATTAATCAAGTTCAAGCTGTCGTGAATGCAATGGCATCAGATGCTTTTCCTAAAGCATTCGGGTTCTTGTGTTTAATTGTAGTAATAATTTTTTTATTTCTAACTTTAGTCGCTAAGATTTTTGAAAAACTTCTTTCAAAGACTGAATATATTAAACTTGGTTTTTTAACATTTAAAAATAAGAAAAATACAAATGATGAAGTTAAAATCAATAATCATGAAGTTAATATAAATATATTCATTAGAATACTCGATGTTATAATGACTGCTGAATTAGAAAAATTCTCATCTGAAATTATAACAGCTACAAAAGATATTCGAAAAATAGAAGATACTTACGACGAACAAGCACATAATATTTTTAACAAAACGTTAAACACTGTTAAAACAGAATATCATGATAGATTGTTAGTTGTTGCTATGGACACAACTGGATTTGATTTACTTAAAATAAAAAATAGTAGAGAATATTTCTTTATCTTAGACTTATTGCGAGATTTTGAAATAGATTGGCTTAAGTGTTCAAAAGAAATAACTAGAAGAAATGGATTTATTGAATTTCTAAACGATAAAAATAAATCTAAAGATTATATTGAGGAATTACAAGAATGTATCTTCCAATGTATAGATTCTCGTAAACTTGATATGACTGAAATTAAGCGTGATGAACTTGAAGAATCGTTAAAAACTGTAAATACAGAAATGTATAATTCTCTTGAAAAGATGTTTACAAATTTAGCTAATCTTAAAAAATCAATGTTATTAAAACGTGAAGCTAAATTGAAATATATCGATGACACTGTTAAAAATTCAGCTACAAATATAATTACAATTATTAGAACACGTATTTTAAACAATATGTTTAATAATATTTTACAACCACAACATCAGGAAATTTCTGAGAATAATAATACAGATTTATAAATATAATAAATTCACATTGATCCTAGCTTTATGCTAGGATCTTTTCTTTTTTTAGGCTTTGACAAACCTATATATTTACACTATGGAGCTTATTATGGGTATTAATACAAACTCATTTGAAAATTATAAAAATAACGTTGAAGCATCTGGAAAAGGTGGCTTTTCAAGTAAATTAAAAGGCTTCGGATTAGATTCACTTGGTGGTCTTGACTCATTTATGGGAAAAGACATCATAAACGCAAATAAATTATTGAAATCCTTTAAAGGATTTAACCTCTCTGGCATTCTTTCGAATTTAGGAGGATTTTTCAAAAACTTATCACTTTCAGCATTAGATATACTGAAAGATATGGGTTCGGATGCCCTGAGACAACTTCAAAATGCTTCTATAAACTTTGTATCAAATCTTGTAGAAGATTTGTATAATAATATACGTTCGATGATGTATATTCCTGATAGTGCTTTTGCTTTAACACTAAAGGGTTTATATGAAGCTGGTGCAGATTTAGCATATAATAAACATTATATTCGTTCTTCAGCTTTACAACGAGACTGGACTATAAGTTTGAAATTTATAGATGAGCAATATGGTATAGATTACAATGTTCGTGATTATAGTGATCTTGAAAAAGATTTAGCTTTATGTGCCGAACATTCATGCGTTAATAATTTATACTATATATTCCGTAAAATATACGATCAACTAATCAAAATTAGATCTGATTTAGTTGTAACAGAATCATCATTAAAAATGTATTCAAAACCTATTAAAGGATTTAAGTCAGTAACTTATGATGAAATACCTAATTGTGCTAATCTTTATATACAAGTTGGTGAAGAAAAAACTAAAATCAATAAAGATGATGAAAGCGGTAGGGATTTTATTCAAAACCATAAAAATACGGATTATTATACCGAAACTATAATTGATTATGAAGGTATAGCTAATGGTTTGAATCAGAATTACAACTATGAAACTGCTGAAACTAAAAATGATATCGAAGCTAAATATAATGCTTATTTAGAAAATACTACACTTGTAAAACGTATAGAACGTTTAATGTTGGTTTATTTTAAATCATTAATTGTTCATAGTTATACATATTTAAATGCTTCTTCTGTACAAAAATTCTTTTCCGATTTCGATACTGTTATTTTGCCTAAGTATTATGGAAGTACAGATGATAAATATAATGGAGCATATGCTTTTACACAAAATGATTGTTTAGTAATGATGCCTGATTATAAAGGCAATGATACTACTAAAAGCGATATGTATACTCAGGAATTAGCAACTCAAAGAAATAATGAATATGTTGCTGCATCAGGTGCTAGATCAGAAGCTTCTAAAGCTGCTACAGAAGCATTGGAAGCTAAAAATGCTGCTAAAATAGCTTCTGGAACTGGTACAGGTCCTTGGTCTGAAGCAGGATATACCGTCAATAGTGCTGTTAAATCTGGTACTGCTGGAGCTACAGCTAAAATCAAAGCATTTAGAGCAAATGCTATGGAATCTGTAGCAAATAATCAAAATGTTTCATATTCAGCTAATATTACAAATGGTATATCTAAAACACTTGAAAATAATTCCAAAGGTTTATGGAATAGATCTGGAAAAGGAATTAATGCTAAAAAAGATAAGAAACGTATTGCTTCTATGTATGATCGTGATATTGTTAAAAAATATGAACTTGTCGGAAGTTTAGCTGATAAGGCAAATGAAATAGATTTTTTAAATAAAAACACTAAATACATAGTTTTAAGAAATAAAAACATTAAACAAATTTATGCTCTTTTAGCTAATGCTACTATCTATGGTAAAAATAGAATGGTTAACGATTATTTTTATAAACGTTGTCAGATAAAAACAATGAATACTTTAAATCAATCGTTATCTAAAGTTGGAAGTATTTTAGGTTCATCTTACGCTGTTCAAGCACTATTTGATGTGGAAAATGCTGTTGATTCATCAGCATATGTATATCTTAAGAAAGTAGAAAACTATCTTTTAAATCCTAAGGAACATTCATATTACGGTATGGATACAATATTTAGTTCCGGTAATAATATGTGGTCACAGTTTGGTGATTATTTTAAACAAGCATATACTTGGGACGATTCTATAAGTGATGATCCTGAATTAGAATCAATGATTGAAAAACTTATAGAAGCTTCGAACACATCATCTACATCTGGTACTTCTTCAAAAACTAGTATATCAGAAATTGATCCTATAACAGATCTAACTCCTGAAAATGGTGCTAATGGTGAAACTTATGCAGAAATATTAAATCAATTGGATTCTGAAAATACTGCAAAATTATATGTTGATAATGTTGTTAGATTTATGTCTGAAATTTCGATGTTAAATCTTAGAGATTTATTAGTTAAATATCTTACAGCTTTCTATAAATCTATGAAAGCTAGAGATCATGAACCTGATACATATTTCAAAACACTTATCAAATCGATGTCTGGTATTGATGG